ACAGCGCAAAGACCTGTTACTGGACTTGTTGTAGGTTCGCAATATTACGATACAACGCTTGTGATTCCTATTTGGTACAACGGAACTGTTTGGAAAAATGCTAGTGGAACTACCGTCTAATAGGCAATTAGCCGCCAATATCGAAGAAAAGGCCGCCGCGTTTGACGTGGCTATTCCTTTGCGTGAAAAGGTGCAAGAGCTACAAGATTTATCGTTACAAATGCCACAGGTAGCGGTTGTAACCGAGCATACGTTTAAGCCTGGTATTTACGAACGCAAAATGATCGTACCGCCTTGGACTTTGATTACCGGCGCTGAACACAAAACGCCGTACAAAGTTAGGCTTGAAAAAGGTACAATTGCTGTAACTATGGATACCGAAGTCAAAGTATTGACAGGGCCATGTGAGTTTGATGCGCCAGCGGGTATTCAACGGGCGGGGCAAGTGTTTGAAGATGAAGTCGTTTGGGTGGATATTTACGACAATCTTGACGATTGCACCGATGTAGCCGCCGTAGAAGAACGTCTTTATGTAATACCTGAGTGCGGTTTGTTATCGAATAGAATTGATTTACAGCTTAAAAACAAGCAAAATAAGGCCAATATAATTGGTCTTGAAGAATAAAGGACTTAATCATGGCAGCCATAGTTAGCGCCGTAGTAAATATAGGTAGCTCCTTAATCGGGGCCGATGCAGCTAGAGATGCAGCCAATACGCAAGCAAATGCGGCAAATAACGCTACGGCGGCTAATGCAGCAGCGTTAGAACGCCAAATTGCTATTAGCGAACCATGGCGCACTGCGGGTACAACGGCGGTAAATCAATTATCTGCGTTAACTCAGCCAGGCGGCGAAGCTACTAAAAACTTTAGTTATGACCCTTTTAATTACCAAGCTGATCCTGGGTATGCTTTTCGTTTAAAAGAAGGCATGAACGCCATGAACGCTACAGCAGCGGCTAGGGGCGGTTTAATTTCTGGTAACGCTCTTAAAGCAGGTCAGCAATATGGTCAAGAAATGGGTTCACAAGAGTACAGCAACGCATTTAATCGTTATCTGCAAAACTACAGCAATGCTCAAAATACGTTTCAAATGAACCGTAATAACTTACTTAGCCCATTACAATTCCTTAGCGCTCAAGGTCAAGGCGCAGCAGCAGGGCAAGCGGCCAATATAGGTAATACCGCCGCAGCTAACACTGCTCTATCTACAGGCGCTGCTAATGCTCAAGCAGCAGGAACTGTAGGTGCGGCTAATGCCTTTACAAGCGGTATTGGCAATGCTTTAGGTCAATATCAAATGAATAGCATGATGAATCGTTTTGCAGGTGGTCAAACTACTTCGGCTTACGATATGGCTGATAATTGGTTAACGCGCCAATCTAATCAAGCAAGTCCTGATTTTGTTGGCCCTGTGTATTAATAAGGAATAAATATGCCAATTGATCCAAGTATCCCCCTTCAAGTACAGCCTATTAAAATAGAGTCGCCAGGTAATCAATTGGCGATGATGGGTGAAGCCATGAAACTTGGCGAAATGCAACGTGGGGTTGAAACGCAAAACAAGTTACGCGAACTGTATTCTCAAGGTGTAGATGTCAGCACCCCTGAAGGATTTAAACAATTAGCTTCAATTGACCCTGTTACAGCTATGAAGCTTAGGACGCAAGGGTTAGAAACGCGTAAGCTTGAAGGCGAGATTAAAAAAACAGGCTTTGATCTTACCGAAAAAGGCATGAATATTATGCGTGAGCGTAGTAAAGACCTTCTTCAAAATCCATCAAACGAAAACTATATTGCTCATATGCAAGAAGGTGTCCGCGATGGTTTAGTTAGCCCAGAACAAGCGCAACGTAGTGTACAAACTTTTACAGCTATTCCACCTAATCAACGGGTAGGATACATTACACAAGGTTTAGCTAAAGCCGAAAAAGTTTACGAAACAAACGTCATTAGTGCAGCGCAACAACAAACTAACGCTACAACGCTACGCGGTCAAAATCTTACAGATGCTAGAGCGCGTGAAATGCTTAATAAATTACAATATATGCAAACCGATGCTGGTTTGGTTGCGTTGCCTAATGTGTTAAAGCCAGGACAAGCGCCTGTAGTAACAATGGTTACTGGCCCTAATGGCGAAAATTTAGGTCGTCCATTAAAAGAAATTCCAGCTACTGTTAATAAAGCTATTACAGAAAATGAAATTGCGCTTAATAAAGTTAAACGCGCAATAGATTTAAACGCGGGTAAAGAAATTACTTTGCCAAGTGGCGATAAAATTCAAGGTGACGCCGATGCAACAGGCTTTTTTAAAGGAATGTTGCCACAAGTTATCCTTAATAGCTGGGATCCTAAAGGCGTATCTACACGGGCGTTTATTGCCGACATTGGGTCATTAAAAGTTCACGACCGAAGCGGCGCAGCAGTTACAGCTAGTGAAACCCCACGTTTAAAACCATTCATACCTAGCATACTTGATTCCGCTGAAGTAGCAGCTACAAAGTTAGCAAACTTTAAAGCTGAGTACGAAGATATACAAAATAGCTTTGCTGAAACTTATTCCCGTGAACAAGGTTACAGACCTAATCCAACAATAAGCGGCGGTGCTAAAAGTGGTGGCAATAAGCCTTCGTTAAACGACATATTTAATCCTAAACAGTAGGCTATATGGCTGATATTCAATCGCAGATCTCGCAAGCGCGTAGTGCTGGCTATGACGACGCGGCTATTGCACAGCATCTTAGTACAATGCCTGACTATAGCAGTAAGGTTAAGACAGCGCTATCGGCTGGATATGCGCCTTCTGACATTATTTCTTTTCTTGCACCTAGCACACGTCAAAACGTAAACGCTGAAAGCGATGTGCCTTTGTTAGCCGCCGATATTCGTAGGTTGCAAAAGCAAAAAGGCGAAACAGTCACGCCTGACCAAAAAGCAATATCTGAAAAAGGTATTTTGCGTCGCGTCAACGATGAAATTTTAGGTGCTTTTGAAGTACCTACGGCAGTTGGTATGGGTACTATTGCTGGCCTTACAGGTATTCCTTTTGCAATTGCTGAAGGCGCAATAACAGGCAAAACAACCAATGCTGATGCTTACTACAAGGCTATGCAATACCAACCTCAAACGGCTGAAGGACGTCGTAATTTACAAGCTGTTGGTGAATTAGTTAACAGTGAAGCGCTACGCCCTTTACAGGGCGCTGTTAACTTACCCTTTAATCAATTAATTCCTAAAGGGTCTGTTGCCCCTGCGGTTAACTACACTAAAAATGTTATTGGTCAAGAAGCCGCTTTAGCCGCACAACCTATTACATCAGCGCTAGAAACCCGTGCAGCAGGTAAATTAGCCGATAAAGTAGCGCAATCATATGAGCGTGGCCCACAAATTGACGCCGCCAAAGAAGCTAATCGTTTAGGTGTTGCTTTAAACCCTGTTAACGCTAACCCTACTATGGGCAATAAGCTACGCTCGTTAACGGTAGATCCTATTGAAGAAAACAACAAACTATCTCAAGCAAATAAAACACGTTGGGGTAGTATTGCTAAAGCAGAGATGGGCATACCTGAAACAACGCCGTTGACTTCTACTAAGCCTTTTGAACAAGCTAGAACAAAAGCTTCTGCGCCGTATGACAACATTCGTAAAATTGAAAAGCTATCGCCAGATCAACCGCTTACTTACGGCGAAGATAAGACAATTATTCAAAAGCTTGAAGATATTAACAATAATGTCGTAATTGGTGGTCAAGCGTCTGAAAACGCTATTGAAGCTTTAAAAGCGGACGCTATTAATAAAATTAAAAATGGTATTAGTGGCGCTCAAGCTATTGACGTGTTAAGCGACCTTCGTAAAAAAGCTACTAAAACCTATAACTCCAATGCTGCTACACCTGAAATGATCGACGTTGCAGATGCTCGTATGGCAATTGCCAATACGATTGAGGATTTAATTGAAGCTAACGTAAACAAGCCTGAAGAATTAACTGCATTTAGAAAAGCCCGTGCTGATATGGCGCGTTCTTATGCGTATGAAGCGGCTACAGACATCGCTACAGGCAATGTAGACCCACAAAAGCTTAATCGTATGTTAGATAAGGGTATTCCTTTGTCTGGCGATGCTGAGTCTATTGCGCGTATTGCAGGCAACTACCCTGAAGTTACATCGCTAACCCCTGTAAAGCGTGAAGGTTTACAACGCTTCTCACGTAGCGGCCCTTTAGGAACCGCTGGCGCTGTGATCGGTTCATTGGCTGGCGTTCCAGGCGCGCTTGTTGGCGGTGCTTTAGGCGCAGGCACAGGCGTTGTATTGTCTAAAGTAGCGGCTAAACGTATGGCTACTCCTGCGTATCAAGCGGCTCATGCAGTGCCAGAGGACTTCCGCCCCCCTGTCAATGCTTTGCGCCCTGTTGAGCCTAACTTTAACCGCAACTTGCCAGTGCCTTATGACTACGGCAACGCGGTTGTACAACCTGGCTATACGCCTAACTTTGCAGCGCCGCGTCAAAGACCACAATTTACGCCTGAAGGTGTACCACCTCAGTTGCCACCGCCAAGCCCTGAGTCCACAATGGCAGGTGTTGAGTCACGCCGTGCTTATGATTTAGCTGCTGCGCGTGCGGCTGCTCAACAAGCTGAAGCGCAAGCAGCGCAGCAAGCCCCTGCCCGCGTCCCTACAAGCGGTGGGGTAGCGTTTGAACTTGACCCAATAACAGGTCGTTTGCGTGAAGTAAGCCAAGGCATGAAAGGCGCTACACCTGAAACATTCCAAAATTATGGCGCTTCATTAAAATCTGCGGTTGATAAAGTATCCGCAGGTAAAGCGTTTGATTTAACTGCTGAAGAACGGATTGCGTTTAATAGGACTAAAGTTGATCTTGCCGAAGTAGAACCAGGCTACGCTAAGTTGTCTGACAAGCAAATCACCGAGCGCATGATGGATCGCAAATGGGTTGCCGATACAATCCAAAAAGCCCGTGAGCAAGCGATGGCGTTTGAACAGATTGCGGCTAGAGCCGAGTCAGAGCAAACTAAATTTAATGCAATGGCACAACGTCAACGTATGATGGATCTTGCAGATTCAATGGAAGAAAAGTTACGCCAAGGACGCCCGGATAATTCCCGTAAGTCACAAGGCCCAAAAACGAGAGAAGCCAAACGCAACGCGTTAGCGTCTGATATTGAAAACAAAAACAAACTTGCGAGGTAGCTCATGGACTGGCAATACTTATTCAATCTTGTTGGCGGGGCATTTATGCTTGGTGTTGGGTGGTGGTGCCGTCAGATATGGGACTCGGTTCAAAATTTAAAAAAAGATGTCCAAAACATTGAAATAAATTTACCAACAAATTATGTTCGCAAAGTAGATTTAGATGTTAAGTTTGATAAGTTGGAATCTACTTTGCAACGTATTTTGGATAAGTTAGATCAGAAGGCGGATAAAGAATAATGGATCCTTTAACCATACTTGCTGCCCTTGGGCCACTTGCAGTTGATTTAGGGAAATCCCTAATATCTCGTTTTATTGCGCCAGATCAATTTAAGCCGTCTACCATTGAACAATATGTTGCAATGAAGCAAGTTGATTTAGACTTCTTTAAGACTATGAATGAGGCAGGTGGTAGTAACCCCTCATACCCTTGGGTTGAAGCCGTTGTGCGCCTCATGCGCCCCGCTGTTGGACTTATTGTATTAGGTACATGGGCGTATATGGAGCTTAATGGTCAATCTAGCTTGGCAGTATCAAATTTTGCATCGGCTGTTGGATTTTATTTATTTGGTGATCGCACTTTGTTTTACGCAAATAAAACAAAATGAGTCCTAATTTAAAAGCTTTTCTCGATATGATTGCGGTGTCTGAAGGCACTGCTGGAAAGGGCGACGATGGTTATAATGTCATTGTTGGCGGCAGTCTATTTGAGGGCTATGCTGACCATCCAAGAAAACTGGTATGGATTCGTCCCGGCCTTGCGTCCACGGCGGCGGGCAGATATCAACTCTTAAGCCGTTATTACGACGCTTATAAAAAGCAACTTAACTTACCCAATTTCAGCCCGTTATCCCAAAATTTAATTGCTATTCAGCAAATTAAAGAACGTGGTGCGTTGCAAGATATTGAAAAAGGCTACATTAGCATAGCCATTGATAAGGTTAAAAACATCTGGGCGTCGCTTCCTGGCGCTGGTTATAACCAGCATGAAAACAAACTAGATAAATTAATTACAGCGTATAAAGACGCAGGCGGCACTATAGTTTAGATAAATATTTGTATGTCATTGATTTTTCAATAAAATAGATTAGTATTAGCGATCATCACGATTATAAAGTCTGTATATGGCCAAATCTGCTTGTAGTGACGAAGAATTTATAGCGTTGTTTAAAGAACATCGCTCACCTAAAATATTATCAACAATTTTAGGTGTTGCTGAAAGAAACATCATTAAACGCAGAGATGTATTAGAAAAGAAATACGACATAGCGCTACAGTCTTTTGATAACAGGGGTAGACCTAAATTTACTATCCCCGAAAATCGAATTGAATGTACGTATGAATTAAAAAACGGCATCGTCATGGTCGGGTCTGATTGTCATTACAACCCAGACTATATCTCTACCGCCCACCGTGCTTTTGTACATTTTACAAAACGTTTAAAACCTAGCATGATCGTGCTAAATGGCGACTTATTTGACTTTGCTCAGATTAGCGCACATAACAGGATAGGTTATCAACAACACCCTACAGTGCAACAAGAGCTAGAAGAAGTCCAGAACAGGCTTGGCGATATTGAAAAGGTTAGACCTGCTGGTTGTGTATTGCACCGCACCATTGGTAATCACGATTTACGTTTTGATGGCAAATTGTCTAACATGGTGCCGCAATACGAAGGCGTTAAAGGCTTGGCGTTAGCCGATCATCTGCCTGGATGGTCATATAGCTGGTCAATACGAGTTAATGGCAATACGATGATTAAGCACCGGTGGCATAACGGTATCCACGCCGTATACAACAACATCTTGAAGGGTGGTATGTCTGTGGTTACAGGCCATCTACATTCCCTTAAAGTAACGCCTTGGACTAATTACACTGGTGATATGTACGGCGTTGATACAGGTATGATGGCTGCGGTTAAAGACGAACAGTTCCTTTATCACGAAAATTCAAGCGTCAACTGGAGAGCAGGGTTTGCTGTTCTTACTTATATAAACGGGCATTTAATGCCTCCAGAGTTGGTGCAAGTGATTAATGAAGATGAAGGACTGGTATTCTTTAGAGGCGAACTGCATAAAGTATGAAACTAACGCCAGAGGTTGTTAAAAACCTATACGCTTCGCTGTATTGTTGTTATCCATTTACTAAATGGAAGATGCCGTTGCCTGAAGAAATTGATTTTGTAGTCACTTCTGACCCTGAAACAATGGGTACTTATTTATACGATACAGGTGAAGATTATGAACATACTGTTACGATTTCATCTGCTAGATGCGGTCATTATTACACTGTCATTACTACCTTAGCCCACGAAATGATACATATGAGCTTTCACCGTCAAGAAGGTGCTAAATGGGCGCAACATGGCAAACCTTTTAGAATTCGCTGCAAACTTGTTGCTAACGAACTTGGATTAGATCCGCTAGAATTATGACGGGGTGTTAAGCCGCCATTGTAGGATGCAGTAAGTGGGTAATTTTGCGGCTTTCTCGCCCATTGATAGCAACTGCCAAATACAGCCCTGCTACCTATAGGTATCAATTTAGTAACATAAATGTTACCTAAAGGTATATAAAGCCTTATTTATGAGTCCTTAACTTTTTCCTACAAAATGCCCCGTTCGGGAATATTTGTGTAATTTACGCTACTTTTTCTTACATTCTTCCCGTTCGGGAAACTTTTTTATTTTGTAGCCATTAAATACAAGCCCACATTAGCGCCAGCATAGCAAGCGTAGCAAATACACATAGGCAAGTTACCTTTGATTCCTTGCTCAACGGCAATATACGCATAAATTACTCCAGTAACAATAATTAGCCAACTACTCATTTGGTTCTACATACTTTTCAAGTCGTGCGATGCGTTGTGTATCAAAACTACACAGCGTAGAGTAATACTCAGCATGGGTTTTATTCTCTAAATAGCTGCGCTTGGCGCTTTCTAGCTCTTTAATTGCTAAAGTTTTTGCGGCTGGTGGATTGACTAATAACATCCATAATCTTTTTAAAGCGTTCATTTTATTTTCCAAAGATTGAGTCATAAATAGGCGTCAATGACGGCATGGGCGTGGTATATACCATTGGTGCTACCGGCGCCATTACGGTGCCTACAGATTGCCCTTGTGGGCCATAAACATAAGTAGTGTTGCCTGACTGCATGGCGGTGCCACGGCTTTCACCTTGAGGGCCGTAGAAATACGCAGTATTACCAGACTGCTGAATTGTGCCTAAGCTTTGCCCTTGAGCGCCATATAAGTAAGTCGTTTGGGCAATAGCGCCGTTGCTAATTAACAAAAATGTTAATAAAATCTTTTTCATTTAATTCTCCTTGCAATCTCTCGATCTATATACCAACGTGCCTTACGTAAATCTTCAATGGCGTCATGCTTTTCATCTGCCCGCCAAATGTACTTAACAGCGTTGCCAAGGCAAAAACTCATGTGTTCGGTGATCTGGATACATTCCACTCCTGACGGGTGGCTTGTATAGTGTTTAGGATGGTTTACGGCGTCATGGTTGCTCATGGGTTCTTTGCCTCTTTTAAAAGTTCAATACGTTCACGGGATACACGTAATACGTTATAGCGTTGATGTAATCGTTGTAATACAGACGCCCGTTTCTCACCAAAACGCTCGGCTTCTAACATTCCCCAAACATCGGCTTCATTCATGTTACAAAGCACATCATTTAACTGACGCCAACTTAGCTTGCTCATGCTCAATTCTCCTTTCTAATTCAGTAATGGTTTTCCCTAACTTAATAACTGCACGTTCTGCGGCGTTATAAGTCCGGTGCCGAATAATGCTTTCGGCTTTAGCGGCTTTTAATTTTGCTTTTAGAAGCTGCAATCTTTTCATTTATAACTTTCTCTTGTTGTACGATTACTTGTACAAGTTCTCGAATAATCGTGGCAATATTGGTATGCGGAGCATATTCGTCAATATCGTCAGCTAGTTTTAACGCTTCTTCAATTAATTTCATTTAGTTGTTCCTCCGTACACCTGCGCTTCTAAATGTTTAACTTGGTCGTATAAAGTCATAGACCGTTCAAAAGCAGACTTCCAATACTCAATTTCTTCTTGTTGCTTGCGTAGCATTACTACAGCGTCAATGATGTATTCTCTGTAACAATCACGGTCAAGAATTTTGTCAGCTAATTCATTTGCGTTCATTGTTGTGCCTTTCTTAGTATTGCTCTAGCAAAAGCCTTAATATCACCTTTGGTTGTCATTCTGATTCCGACAATTTCTTCGTCTGTTAGTGTCTTTGCTGGATGGGTGTAAAGTGGAATACCGCCATCATAATTAACTCTGCTGTCGTGTTTAATGCACATATATGCACCATCTTTTTCAAACATCCACGCTACTGGTTCATTGTTCATCTTAATTCCTCAATTGCTATGTCAGAAATTGCCCGTTTATCCTTCAGGGCGTCCCAAATCCTTTGGTCAATCGTTTTATTGGTTAACAAAAGGTAAACCCATACATCGTGTTTTTGACCGCTACGATGCAAACGTCCTACTGTTTGTTCGTACAACTCAAGGCTCCAAGGCAAAGATACAAAGACCATCTTGCTACCGCCATGTTGTAAATTAAGGCCATGCCCTGCTGATTTAGGGTGAATCAATAGCAACTCAATGTTGCCATCGTTCCAACGCTCAATAGCTCTTGGGTCATTAATTGTTTGTGCGTTAGGATACCGACGCTTGAGTTCAGCTAATTCTTCAATGTAGTTGTAAACAATAATCGTGTTGGCGCGTTGATTTTCTTGTAACAACTCATCTAATAAATCAAACTTGTGGTGCGAAAACCACAATGGCGTCTGCGTTACGTTCATGCGCCCTGGCGTATTAGATGCAGTTGTTTCTGTTTGATAAATAAAACCTGATGCCATTTGCTGTAGTTTTCCAGTCACAACGGCTGCGCTGACTGCCGTGATTTCTT